CTACACCGTTCCTCCCTCTACACGCTTCTTGTGCAAGTACTCTAAAGCTATCGATTCATCCTCTTCGATGGCAATCTCTACCGCACGCTTAGCTGCTTCCAGAAGTATTTGGGCTCGTTGCCGTGCTGTGTGCCCCGCGAGAATACATGCACGAATTTCCTTTTGCTTAGTGGGGTCAAGATTGGGAATGAAGATGGACTTGAGTGATGGTTGGCTGATCTCTGGTTGCACACCGCCATTGCTGTGTTGTTGAATCTGCAACCTGCCCACAGACGATGACAAGAAAGCCGCCACGAAGTATGGGTCAAAACCTGGCTCATCGATACGCACTCGTATCAAATGTGAACTGATAACCGCTGCTGACCAATGTGGTTCAACCACACCTATAACGCCTAACGAGCCTGAACGTGAGACCAGTACGTCACCAACACGCAGCCTCACCTTCTCTATTTCACGTGCTGCATTTTTTGGCGCAATATATTTCAGGCCTTCTACATTAATAGAAAAGTGCTGAATGTCTCCAACGCGAAGATATGGCACGCCTACATCTTCGTATTCACGAACTTCTACGCCGTTCACAGGAGTTGGGCAAAGATCACCAAGTTGAACACTGCCTCCTTTATACGTCTGTAGATGTTCAATCAAAGATGCGTATTGCGGCTGGAAATGTTCAGCGTCGAGTCGCCCAACGCTAAACGCTGCCTTAAATGTTTCTTGATAGGTCAATGGCTGGGGAGGCTGCCAATCGCGTAAATTCAACTCATTCAGCAACAGTGACTCTACAGACTGATACAGATTTTGCGCCTTCTCTGTTTCCTTGAACGATTCTGTGAAGCAATCCTCAATGGCTTCCTGGCAGGGTTTACTCAATAAGGGAATTTTGACCTTCTCACCATCAGAAAGAGAAAGATGCATCTGCACGTTTCCTTGAAACTGACGGTTCATCAAAATCAAGCCAAGATGTGAATTAAGAAAAGCTGAGATGTAGGCTGTTGACAGCTTCGCTTTCCACTGGGGCTTTAATTGAACTGCAATTGTATCTTGGCTTACATTACACTGTTCTAAATTGACAAACGCGGCTGCTGCATACGCGGTTTTAGAAAGAACTAAATCCCCATACCGAAGTGCCGTTTTGCTTTCTGCCTCATGAACCTGTTCAGAAATATAAGCGATTTGAGAATCATTAATGATCCCTGATTGCAAATTTGAGATCCTGACAAACGGTATACCTCTCGGGGTATACGTATTGGCCTTTATGTCGAAGATGCCTTTTTTAAAACAAGACGCGACTTCACCAAAAGTTGTGTGACCACACGGCAAACTTCTAATTTTTTGCTCAGTCTGCAACGCAACTCGTGAGAAGTATTGGCTATCAATCCGCATTTTCTCGTTCTCAAACCGAACTTCACTCATCTTCAATTCTGTTGCTTCCAGCCCCTCCAACAACGCCTCATATTTGGCTTTGTCGAAGGGGCGATTTAGAAAAAACTTAGACCTTCGCGAGCAGCGAACTCCTGAAAGGCTTCTGCGATGCCGTCCTGCGTTAGACCTTCGTGGTTGAATAAGTCGTGTTGCACCACCCAATGACCGTGTGTGTCCTGTAAAAAATGACCGTCTTTGCGTGCAATCAACTTTTCACCGCTGTTATCTTTGGCGGGAAGTTTCTGTGTGGAGAAGAAGATGGGGTAATCATCCACTCGCTTGCAAATTGGGCCGAGTGTTGGGTCATTATTCCACTTCTGCACAAAAAGAACAGAAGTCTTGGTGCCTGTATGTGGCTTGAAGGTGTTTGGTTCTAAACCCACAACCGCTAAAATGCGACACCGATCAGCAATGAATTCTCGCAGACGTTTATCAGTCGAATTATTGAAGCGACCTTGAGGAAGCACAACCGCCATCCGTCCTCCGGGGCGCAGGAAATCGAGATTGCGCTCTATGAACAATAGGTCGCGCCCCACCTTACTCTCTGGCTTACCGTTAGACTTATGTGCCAAGTCGTAAGACGCCAACATGTCACTTTGCCTGATGTCGCCAGCAAACGGTGGATTTGCCATTAGAACATCAAATTTAAATTTCCTATAGTTGTTTTTGGTTGAGGCTAACCTTTTGAGCCTTTTCCAACCTTCAAAATACGTATCTTGCCATTCTTCACCTTTTACCCACTCATCCCACCGCCTAAAATCCAAGGTATTTAGATGTAATACGTTGGTTTGCCCGTCGCCTGCGATAAGATTCAAGCAGCGCGCCACACGTACAGCTTTCTCATCAAAGTCAATGGCGAAGACTTTTTCCCGCACATATTCATAGCAACGTGGAGGCTTTTTTTCCATTGTGAAGAGATGCGATGCTTGCACACCCTCACTCTTCATGATGTCGTGCCACACCTTAAAAATGCTATGAACAGTGAAACCTGCAGAGCCGCAGGCAGTGTCAATGAGCGTTTCATGCTCCTGTGGATTGAGCATCTTCACACACATATCTATGACCCAACGCGGTGTGAAGTACTGCCCCTTTTCACCCTTACTTGTTTGGTTAATCAGGTATTCAAATGCTTCGTCAATCACATCGAGATTAGAATTGAATAATTTGTATTCTTCGAGATAAGAAACACATATAACGAGATGTGATCCTGTCAACTTGATGCGATCATCGGCAGGGAAGACTCCTTCCCACTCACGGCGGGCGTGGTCGAACAGGTCATTGATCTTGACTCGCACATCGCTCTCGGTATTAGTGTTGCGAAAGCGCAGATGCTTGTGCTTGCCTCGGTAGACTGAAATTTCATCAAATAACTTCGTAAATATCAACTTGAAAACTTCTTCAAAAACATCTACTCCTGAATTGGCAAGTACTTCATTTTCCATTTCGAGGATGATGTCTTTGAGCGGTTTATCCCGTTCACGCAAACGAGCCTTTTTTTCAAGCGTTTCCAGTGTCCAAGGTTGATTGACTACATCCTCGATTGTTTCTGTTGCCCCGGGAAGCGCAGGTAACTCAGAAAAATAATTGGGATCGCGACGATGATAAATGGACACCTGTCCGCCATTGCTCCACACCCCTATTGGCGCACCTGTTCCATGACAATATGACTTAAGTTGATCCTTGCCATCTTTGAGCTTGATAGCTTTGACTTCGATGATTATGTAGGGCGCGGTTGTGCGATCAGCATCCAGAACCACGATATCCGCGCGTTTTGAACTATCTCGGCCAAAGGTGATTGGGTATTCAATGGAGATTCTATTTTTGGGATAGCTGTAGTGATAGAGTAAGCGATGAAGCCACAACTGGCGCACGATTTCTTCGGGTTTGGCGAGTCGTTCCTTATCCGTCACGAAACATTTAACAAGCAAACGATTGCTCTTCCGCACGAGTGCATTTTCTATGGATTGTATTTCCTCTTGGCTAAAAAGTTCGAGGCTGTGACGACCGCCACTTTTGCCGAAGACATCGGCCAAGGTCGGCGCGCCAGCTTCACGCGCCGCCTGTTGTGATTGGATTTGCGCTTCTAAGAGTGGCGCCACTGTGGTTGAAACTGCGCTGCCTGTTGTGGCAGGCACATCGAATCCATTACCTTCTTCTATCACCGCGTCGGTTTGAGATAGCAAACTGTTGTTCATATTATGGTTCATTGTTGGGCCATGACAGCCCGGCATGTTCTAATGGAGGATAAGTGTGTCTTGGTGAGATCAACCTGATACCTAACAGCCCCGCTGTGAATAATCAGGCGGGGCTGTTTTGCTGTTGGATTAAGATATTCTCATACCAACGGCAAGCCTTTATCCTGTCGATACCGAATCGCGCGTCCTCGTGGACAATATGACTTGTGATCTAATCCCTCACCACCACAAGTACATTCCAGTGTTTCAAGCGGCTTCAGTGGTCGTCCACCCAATTTGCCAGCCTCGCGCGCCGCCGCCGCTTTGCGTTCTGACGTGCGGCTGCCTAATATACGCATGACCTCAGATATCTTCTGCGCTTCATCACTCATATTAAGTAATTATAACCGAACCGTTAGATTTTACTTGAAAAAACCCAACGGAACGATTATAATATATATCGCAAGACGAAAACGCCCCCAGTTGTTAGAGCAACCGGAGGCGGCCACGGAGAGTGGCAGTGAGTAGTCTTGCAACTCAAACCACGGAGAACAAGGCCATGATTCACATCGAAGCCGAACCCCACTTCACCGGCACCGTTCAGCACCTGGAAACCAACGAGGGTGAGTTTGCCAACGCGTTCTATGAAATCGCACTGGCTGGCGGCTATGAAGTCGAAGCCGGTATCCACCACAACGGTGTCCACTTCATTGATCTTTACGGTGAAGATGCCGACATTGATTGTCTCGTGCCCCAAGCGCAAGACCTCGCGTTCAATCGAATGCACAAGCGCACATCTAAGGTGTATCGCAACCAAAATACTTTAGTGGCCTAAGGAGGCACCATGCAAACAGTCTCCTTAGCCGTCCCCTCTCGTTCTTCTTGTTCTGTGTTGCGCCGCCGCGTGTTGGAAACCCAACACGCGCGCCGTGCCCTCAGGCTCTTCAACGTTGCCACTCTTAATAACTTGGATTGCCGCATCGAAGCCGGGACGCGCCGCCGCTTTCGTGTGGAGTGCTGGTGTACTCGTGCCCAGTGGCGCGGTGTTCAAGTGCTGGCAAAGCGAGATTTCAAGAGCGGGGCACAGTTATGAGCCGCCGACACGACGATGGAAAGCCTCACCTCTATCTGGTGCCACTTGACCCTGAACTCCAACGTCGCCAGTTAGAGTATGAAGCCGAAGTTCAGTTGGAGAGGGGTATCATAGGCGCCACTGGTTGCGCGGAAAAAGCGGCAGAGGCAGCGCCTTACATTGGAAGAATTGATTTTCCTATTGCCTTCTGGTTGAAACGGCTCAAGAAGGCAATCAGAGCACTTGAAAAGGCTCTTAAATAAAGTACTTTGACCGGGCGCGGCGATAACTTCAAAGCGCCTGAAAGGAACAAACCCACCACTATGAATCCTGCAAATAAATCGCGCATAAAAGAAAGGTTGACAGGCTCATGGCACCGTTGCTGTGTCTATGCAATCGCCAACAAGGAAAACGGAAAAGTTTATGTGGGAAGTACTGTAAACCTCGCAAAGCGATGGAGTGAGCATTGGAATGCACTGGAGCGTGGAAATCACCATTCAGTTCATCTGCAACGGGCATGGAACAAATCCGGTGCAGAGGCATTTGAACTGCGAGTTTTGGAAGATTGCGCTCCTGATACCGTGGTTGATAGAGAACAGTACTGGTGTGATTCGCTTCGTTCATGGGATCATGCTTGTGGCTATAATATCCGCCTCCTCGCAGCCACAAGCAAGGGAATAAAGCTCAGTGCTGAAACACGTGCCAAAATGAGTGCCGCTCACAAAGGTCGCAAGCAAACGCCGGAACACGCAGCCCGTCAATGCGCCGCTCGCAGAGGTAAGAAACATGACTTGAGCAAGCGCATTGAGATGGGAGCAGTAAACAGACGAATATCGCCTGAAACCGCGAGAGAAGTAAAACGCCTGTTGCAACACGCAGACCTTACGCAAAGCCAGATCGCATCGCAATGTGGCGTGACAGACCGATTCGTCTCCAAAGTTAAATTTGGACAGATTCTTTGGGTTAAGCATCTCGACACCTAAGTCGATCTTAATGCTGATAAAGCGGAAGTACTTTGGAAGTACTTCCGCTTCTTTCGTTTTATAACTTTCCTATTTTAGTTCGTTTTCTCAACTACCAGGTACTCACACCGTAAACCCAGAGGGTGAGTGAAATCCAATTAGTCCTACCCCGCCTTTATCCTGCACAACGGAAAGTCTTGAACGAAGCGCGTAGGTTCAATGTCGTCAACTGTGGGCGGCGATGGGGAAAGACAACTTTAGGCCACCACGTCTTGATTCCGCCAGCATTGAACGGATTTCCGGTGGCGTGGGCAAGTCCCACTTATCGCATGCTAAAAGAAGTGTGGCTGGAAACCAAACGCGTGCTGGCGCCTGTCACCGTCTCCAGCAATGCGTCCGATCATCGCATCGAGCTGTTGACCGGCGGCGTGCTTGAGATGTGGAGCCTGGAGAACTTCGATTCGATTCGAGGCCGCAAGTATAAGCGCTGGGTTATCGACGAAGCCGCCATGGTGGCCGATCTGGAAGAAGCCTGGCAGGCGGTTATCCGCCCGACGCTGACCGACTATAAAGGCGATGCGTTTGTGCTCTCGACACCCAAGGGCATGAACTTCTTTCACCAGGGCTTTCAGCGTGGCCTGGACCCGCTGCAGCCCGATTGGGCATCGTGGCAGATGCCCACGCTTTCCAATCCGTTTATTGATCCCGATGAAGTGGAGTCCGCGCGCCTGGAGCTGCCCGAGCGCGTGTTCCAGCAAGAATATCTGGCCGTCTTCCTGGAAGATGCGGGCGGCGTGTTTCGTCGGGTAAAAGATGCGGTGGATAATGGCCGCAGCGAAAACGAGGAGCCGGAACCCGAAACCAGTTATGTTTGCGGTGTCGACCTGGCGCGCACTCAGGACTTTACGGTGATCAATGTGGTGGATGCGTCAGGACGCCAGGTGTATCACGAGCGGTTTAACCAGATCTCGTGGCCCCGCCAGATTGCGGCTATCGAGAAGGTGGCCACCACTTACAACGCACCTGTCGTGGTGGACTCGACCGGCAAGGGTGAGCCGATTTATGAAGCGCTGTCAGCCACGGAACTGACAGTCATCCCGTTTGTGTTCTCCAACGCTACCAAGAACAAGGTGATCGATAACCTGGCGATGAAGATCGAACGCGGCGAAGCGCGCCTGATGGATATTGCCGTGCAGACCAATGAGCTGCTGGCCTATCAGTATGATGTCACGAAAAACGGCACGGTGCGCACTAATGCCCCGGCGGGGATGCACGACGATTGCGTTATGGCGCTGTCGTTAGCTTTTCATGGCATTGCGAATCAGCGTATTTGGGAATGGGATTAGAAAGCGAACGGCTTTATTTTGCAGGTCGTCTGTGAACCAATCGCCCTTATGAAATCGGCAATTGCAGGAAATCGCGCAGTATTCTGGCATATTGCGTAGCAAGGTCTCGGTTGCTTGTAGTGATGTAAGTACCTTGCTCTTCTCCGTTATGCAACAGAAAGTCTACGTTGTAGTGTGGTCTTTTAACATTGCTATCGGGGTCGGATACACCTTCGACTCTCGTGACAACAACACGAGAAATATCGCTCACGCGACCAATTCGCTTGTAGCCATTTGAGAACAAGTTTGTCCGCCTGTCAAGCAGATAAGGATTTCGGTAGCTGCGCAGATGGTGGAACAATCCATACAGACATATCCCAAAACATACCATTGCAACAGCGCACCAGAGATAGCTCCAGCCTCCCGATGATTCCGTATAAACCTTGCGTGCCCAGAGAATGCAGGTGAGCGAGAGAAAAGCAAAGATGAGCGCGCCCGGAATGAGTCCGGTAGCAGTCAAGCGATAACGCAGCGCGTGTGGCTCCTCAATAAACTCCCATGAACCAATGCGTGTGGTTTTCATTACAGAGGCCTCTACACTTTTACGGCGCCGCACAAAAGCTGCAAAGCTCAGCTCAAGGGTCTCTATAGTGAATTAAAAGACCCTGGTTTTGCTTTACATGGAATCAACCCACCTTGCGGTAAGGATAAACGTCTTTGATGTGCTTATCGAAGTATCTTCCTATGGATCTGGACGCCATCAGCGAGTGATAGGTCATCGTAGGCACATTCGAATATTGATAAGTGCCACCATTCTCGAATTTGACTTCAAGGTGGTGGTTTTGCATATCAAAGCCGACGCTGGCGATGTTGGATGGGCTAGCAGATGTTTGTTTCACAATACCTCCACTTACTTTCCTATTTTAGTTCGTTTTTCCAACTTACGCGTACCCCTGCATTAAACCGCAGGGTATGAAATTCTTGCAGCAAATCGGGCGCTTGCTTAAACAGCCCGTCCATTCCGGCTTTGGTGGTCGCGGCGGCTGGGGCTGGCTGTCCGGTTTTCCCAGTGGTGGCGCCTTCGATTACAAACGCGAAGCCGGGCCGCTGTGGGAGTCCAGCATCCCGCTCATGTGCCTGAAGTGGGAGCAGCGCGCCACTGTCGAAGCCGAGCTTTGCATTCAGCGCCGCGACGAAAACAACAACTGGAAAGTCGAAACCGATCATCCGGTTCTCGACCTCATCAGCAATCCCAACGACTTCTTTGACATGCACCAGCTCCTGGACGCGGTGCGTTTTGATTATCACCTGTCAGGCAACGCTTACCTCTACAAAGCACGCTCCGGCTCGGGCAAAGTCGTGCAGCTCTGGTGGTTGCCCAGTTGGATGGTGGAGCCACGTTGGGAAGAAGATGGTACCTCTTTCATCGACTGCTACGAATACATGGTGAATGGCGTCAATTACGCGATTCCCGTGGCGGACATCATCCACTTCAAAAACGGCATCGATCCGCGTTCGCATGGCCGCAAGGGGTTGAGCGACTTCGCTGCAACTCTGCGCGAAGTCTGCACCGATAACGAAGCCGCTATATTCACCGCGTCGTTGCTGAGAAACATGGGCATCCCGGGTGTCATCATCAGCCCCAAAGGCACCGCGTCCGAGGTCAAGCCGCTGCAGAAACACCAGCGCATGGAGATCAAGGAAATCTGGCAGCGCTTCACCGGCGAAGGACGCGGCGAGCCGTGGGTGCAAAGCATCCCGGTCGAAGTCAACATGCCGGGCTTCAGTCCCCAGCAGCTCCTGATCGACAAAGTGCGCCAGATTCCCGAACAGCGTTTGTGTGGCTCATTTGGCATTCCCGCGAGCGTCTTGCAGCTGGGCACCGGTCTGGAGAATTCCAACACACGCGCCGGCAAAGGCGATGACCGCGAACAGGCTTATGAATCCTGTGTGATTCCGACATTGATGGTGTTGGCTCGCACCCTGACACGTGCATTGATGAGCGAGTTCGACAGCATCAAGGCCGTGCGCTTCTGGTTTGACCTTTCCAACATCAAGTGTTTGATGGAAGACACCAACGAGCTGCTCAAAACACTCGTGACGGCTTGCGGCGGACCATTTCTCACGCCTAACGAAGCACGCACCAAAGCCAACTACAAAGAGCTTCCCGGTGGCGATGAGCTGCGCACGGGTAAAACGGCGGACAATAACACCGACGAAAAACCCGACGACAAGACAGAAGAGAGAGAGGCCGCTTAACCATGAACAACACACTCACCATGTTTGGCGGTGCCATCAAGACGTTGGGCATCGAAGAGATCAAAGGTCGCCGTGTTGGGCGTCTCGGCGGCACGCTTTGCCTGCATTCCACTGCCAACGATCCCGACGCCACCCGGGCGCGCGATTATTTCGATGCTTCGACAGATTTCAAAATGATCGACGGCATGGAAGTGCCGGTTTATTTCCACCATGGTCTACACGAACGCATTGGCGTCAAACAGATCGGCACCGCTCGCATCTGGCGCGACGAACTGGGCGTGCAAATTGAAGCAGAAATTTATCTCGATGATGCCGATGGTCTCAAGTCCTACAACGACGCCTGTGCGGGAAAGCTGGGCTGGTCATCGGGCACCGCTGCCCACCTGGTGCAGCGCACGCGCATCGAGACCAAATCAGGACGCGCGCACCACATTACCTATTGGCCGCTCGGTCTGGATGCCAGCCTGACGCCAACACCAGCCGAGCCTCGCAACGTGGCGACGGAAATCAAGTCACTGCTGGTTTCGCAGGAAACCGAAGAAAGTACTTTGGAATCGGCGCTGCTGGATAGTGTTGCGCTGCTCAAGATGGTCGATGAGACCGAATTCAGCATTGAGGATGGTATCAAGCGATTTGATCCCAACCAGGCGCGCGATAAAGATGGAAAGTGGTCAGGTGGCGGCACTCACAGCGGCTTGCTGCAGCACACGCATGAGCATGTGAAGCCTAAGGACTGGCACGAACGGACACAGGATGAAGCGGTCGCGATGTTTGAGCGCAGTTTCGCCGGTGCCACATTCGACATCTCCAAACGCCATCAGATCGACAACTCGCATGAGCATCGCGTCGCAATTCAGCATCCCAAACGCGATGCTCCCATTGTGGAATCCGTGCGCGAGCCCGCTGGAGCCGATTACACGCCCGCACAGGTCCAGAAGATTGCGATCGCGCAGCTGGCCGCGAATAACCATCGCGCGTGGATTGAGAAGGCCATGGGCGAAGGTAAGCCAATTCCCGAACACATCGCCCGCTCTTATGGCCTGCATCCTGACCAGGGTGGTAATGCTTCAATCAAGCCGGATGAGCGAGCACCTTACCAGAAGTTACAAACCGAGTACGTCCTGGATAAGCAGCGCTCGCCGGTGGGACGTATCGACCAGGTGGTTTTGACGGAACAGACCACACAGAACGCTTATGAGCGTGAGCACCGCAAGCAAGTGGAAGCCGCCGTGGAACGTCAGGATTATGTGCCACGCCAGGTATTGGCGGATTACCCTGATTTAGCCGATAAGGTAGCCCGTCGCTACTCGGGCACCCGTCAGGAAATGAAGGCGCTGCAGATCAAGTACTTGCAGAGCCAACTCCTGACCGCTCAGGTGGATATGTTGCGCTCTGACTTGCAATTACAATCGCTGTAACCGTGACTTAATTTAAACGTCGAATGACGTGTCACTAAAACAATTCGCCTAATTCAGCAATAAAATCACCGGGTAATTAGATTACCTGGTGATTTTATGTTTCGACTGCTGGAGTATGTTACGTGTTTAACATCTTCTTGTTTGTTCAATCAGTTACTGTACAGTGGGATTAAGGACAGGCTGGACAAGAGAAGTTTGCGCATGCGACTCAGCTGTGTCACTATGCGACATTCCCGAGCCTCAAACCTTGAGACTTCAATACATTTGATTTATGTTTAGAAAGAGGAATCTATGGTATTACCGGTTGGAAGTATTATCGCTTACGCTGGCAATGTGGACGGGAACATTCGGAACGATCTACTCGCGCAAGGTTGGTTATTGTGCGATGGGTCCGCGATCAACAGAAACGAATACACACAATTGTTCGAAGCTCTGGAAAAGGGACGTATCTATGGACGTGGGGATGGGGCCAACACTTTCAACTTGCCCGACTTACGAGGCTACTTTATGCGCGGTGTCAATGACCCTGATATGGCTGGCGGCAGACCTGGCGGTAAAGACCCCGAACAGGACAAACGACGCTATGTTGTAACCGGCGAGGCTTACGCAGGTGCTGGTTCTATTCAAGATCCTGGAACAGCACGGCCATCAAATGCCTTCAAATTAACTCCACATGACGGCCATCGGCATGCATTGCCTGGTGGTGACATCACCGCTGACGGTCAGTGGAATTATGATGCAGTGCACGTAGGAATGAATCCACACATGGCCCAAAACACAGGGTTGGCAGGCGAGCACTCGCACGAAGTGAGTTCTAGCGGTGACAGAGAGACTCGTCCTATCAACATCGCAGTTAATTATCTCATTAGGGTCAAGCCGTAACAAATTTTCGGATAAGCGATTTTCCTCTGATTGCTCGTCTTGTTTCAAGTCAACGCTTCCACGCGTGGATTAGACAAGACGGGCTTTTTTGTGTTTGCTCCATTATTCGTGCTATAATTGCGATGGTAGTTACAAGCTATGCACGACCCTCTGCTCCTCGCCTTTATCCGTGTCATTTATTCCATCTTCTGTTTCGGAAAGCGCGAAATGGAAAAGGAATTAGGTTGCGTGAGTAAGAGCGAGCAAAAGCGGAATAGAAGCACAGAAACCGCACACACCGCCGGTTAAAATACCGGCATCAACAACTCGGCAGGGTGGCTCTTCATCGATTTGCCCGCACATTTGAGTCTTACGCGAAGCGACACGCGTGAGCCTGATGTGCGGGCTTTTTTGTTTTTGTATCCCAGGTATTTTGTCGCAGGAGAAAACATATGAGTAAGCCGCGTAAGCAACAACTGCGCGAAGATTTCGAGGCCAAGACGCGCGAAGCCCAAACGATTCTGGACAAGGCCGATCCTTCCAAAGACGAGATCCAGCGCGCCAAAGTCCTGATGAACGAAGAGATTCCCGCGCTCAAAGCCGACATCGAGGATCTCAACAGCTTTGATGGTCTCAAGTCCGATCTGGATGGCTTCAAGTCATGGAACAATGACGCATCCGGCGTAGTGCATCCCACTGGCAACGCCCGTGTCACCGGCATGAAGCGTTCGGGCACCACGGTGATCGAGCGCGAAGGCGACGAGTCGGTTTTGTATCAGGATGGCGAAGGTTTGCTATCCGATGCCCAGATCAAGACGATTCAAGATCCCGAGTATGCGGACGCGGTGAAGTCCTACATCCGCAACAAGGGTGATATGAGCCGTCTGGGCCGCGATGCCGTCAAAACGCTGTCCGAAGGCATCGATGAAGATGGCGGCGTGCTGGCACCGGCGGAAATGCTGCAGCGTATGCTGGAGCGCAAGCCCACGCCGACCCGCGTGGCCGGATTGGTCACCCAGCTCACCACCAGCCGCGATGCCGTTATTCTCCCGCGCAACACTTACAACGCCGATGATGTTTACACCAGCGGCGTGCGTGTGACCTGGACCGGCGAAGGCGGCAATCCCGCCAAAGCGCAAGGCCCGCAGTTCGGCACTTTCCGTGTCAGCATCTACACCGCGATGCTCGAACTCGGTTTAACCAACAACCTGTTGGAAGATGCCGCGTTCCCCATCCAGAGCTACTGCGCCGGTAAGTTCCGCGAAACCGTCGACATCTTGCGCGATGACATGGCGGTCAACGGCAATGGCGTTAATCAGCCGTTTGGTATGCAAGCGCGCGTGGGTGCCGGAGCAACGGCTGGCAACAGCGCGATTGATTTCGTGAAGTCGGGCGACGCCAACACCGTAACGGCTGACGGCTTGATGGATATGGCCTACACCATCCCCGAGCAATACATGGAGAACTCGCGTTGGTTGTTCAACCGCACCAACACCGAGCGCACCATCGCCAAGCTCAAAGACGCTGATGGCCGCTATCTCTTCGCCAGTGGTCGTGAAAGCGATGTGCTGGCCACCGCACGTCCTGACGCGCTGCTAGGCTTTGGTCTCACCCGCTCGGGCTTGATGCCCAACATCGCCGCCAACAAATACCCGATCTTCTTCGGCGATATGGCCGCTTACTACCAGATCCTGCGCATCGGCTTCACCCTGCGCGTGTTGACCGAAATCGAAGCACGCTCGAACCAGACGATCTTGTTAGGTCGTTTGCGCATGGGTGGCGACGTGGGCGAGGGCTGGAAGATGCGCGGATTGAAGATCGCCGCGTAAGCCTGACTCGTGTTTTCTCCTAGCCGGAAGTACTTGGGAGCAATCCCAAGTACTTCCAGCATTCCCTAATAGTTTGCAGGTATTTCTATGCATAACCTTTCCAAAATCATCAAGCCGATTCGAGTTTCCAATGCCGTCGCAGCCGGCGCGGCCAACGTAGTTTGTGCCACTGTCGACATGCAGGGTTTCACCGGCTGTATGGTCATCGCGCGTCTGGGCGCCATAACCGCAGGCGCCACCATCGGTCTCAAGGCTCAGCAGGGCGAAGCCGCCGACGGCTCCGATAAAGCCGACTTGCTGGGCTCGCTGGTCTCAGCTACCGATGCCGACGACAACAAAGTGTTGATCCTCGACATCAACCGTCCCAAGGGCCGCTACATCACACCAATCGTGGTGCGTGCCGCGCAAAACACGGTAATTGATTCCGTCGATGTGATTCTTTACAACGCCTCGCAAACGCCGGTGGCCGCTGACACGACAGTCGCCGCTGCCAAGGTTTTGAGCGAACCAGCCTTTGGCGCCGCTTAAAGACGTTTTCCTACTAATTCCTCATGTCTCAAAACCGCCCCAGCTTCCCCACCGGTGACGACCTGCGCGAATGGATGGTGAGCAACCGGCTCATCGAAAGTTCGTATGCAGGCGACTTGCAAAGCCCCATCGACAGCACCATTGTGCGCCTGCAAAACGACACCGGCTACACGCCGTTTCTGGGCAGTGCCGTGGCATCAGCTCGCCGCTTCAATGCGCCGGGGCCACGTCTGCCCCGCCATCGCACCTATCTCGACTTGTTGGGCGGTGCGGGCAGCGATACCGGCGGCGGCACCGGGCTCGATCTGGGCGCTGGCATCGTCGGTTCGCCTGTCTCGATGACAGTGGACGGTGTGGCGCTGGTTGAGGATGAGGATTATTATCTGCTGCCCGAGAACAGCGATGCCGAGGGCAAGCCGTGGACAATGCTCAAGTTCACGAGACCGGTCTGGTCGAAACCACGCGGCATTGTGGTGACGGCGCGCTGGGGCTACTGCCTGGCACCGCCCGACGGCGTGGGCATACCGGGTGACATCTGGCTGGCGCTGCTGCAGGGCGCGGCCAGTTCGATTTTCTACGCGCTGCCCAACGTGGCCGATCTGGAAAGCGTGTCGCGCAACGGCATCAGCGAGTCATTCGAAATCGCCTCCACCGTGACCGCAAACCAACGTGGCGAAGCGCTGGAGAAAGAGTATCTCCGGCTCATTAAGGACTATCGGAGGGCAGGCGATTGAAGCCATTCGACACCGCCAAGTATCGCCGCCAGCAGCAGCTCTACGGGCAGCCGGTGCGCTGGTGGAAGGCACTGCCCTGCGAGTGCGTTAATCCCATCACCGGACAGCGTGACGCGGCGTGTGTTCTCTGCGAGAAGGACGGCCATCGCTACGAAGAGCAGCAAGTTCCCGACGGTTACGACGGCCAACCGGCGCGCGTGCTGCCTTACGAAACCACCACAGCTCAGAAGGACGAAGAGTTTGGCCTGATTCAAGTGGGGCAAACCGCTGTTTCGGTAATGCCCGATGAATTCGACCTGGCGCGCAAAGATTGGCTGGCGTTGCTGGAGATGCAGGAACTGGCCCGCCAGATTGTGGCGCGTGGGGGCGGTGACGTGGATACCCTGCCCTATCGTTCCGTGGCCAAAGTCAGTGCGATCACGCAGGGTGCCGGGGAAAGCCTGGAGCTTTACACACCAGGCGTGGATTGGGAGCTGCAGGGCGAAAGTGTTCGCTGGCTTTCTGGTCATCGACCAGCCGAGGGCACACGCTACAGTGTGCAGCTCTGGTTTAACCCGCTCTGGGTGTGCGTCAATCTCGACACGAAAATGCAGGGCATGGGCAGCGATGACAAACCACTGCCCCGCGAATGGATTCTCGTTTTAAAGCCTTGAGGGCTTTTGAGCCGTAACCGATAGGGTACGCTCCCTTGTGCCGATAGTCATGCCCGTGAGTAAAAGCCGGGGTGCGTACCCTTACCCATAAATTTACATCGTTATGCCCGATCCCACACCCGAAGAAGTGATGCAAGGCGCCCGGCTGGCCGGTGGCCGCTTGCGCCTGGCGCGTGCCGAGGTGATGCGGCTACAAAGTACTTTGCTGCCCGCTGTCGTCGATTACCAAAACGAGCGCGATCATCTGACGATTCCACGCCCGGCGGCATTTCGCTACGCACGCACCAATCTGGGCAAGCTGGCGCTTCCCACCGTGGTGATTGGGGCCTATCTCGATGCGCACTCGCTGGCGATTCGCACTCAGGGCAAAATCACCACGCTTTCCATTACGGTTCTGGGAGAACCCACCGAAGTCGGCGAACAGGTGGATGATCTGTGGGACATCGCGGAACTGGCGGCGCAGCTCATGAAGAAGACCAGCAATAACTGGCATCTTTCCGACGGGCGCCTGCTGTGGATTAGCTGCAAGCTGCAAAGCATCGACGATGCGCTACCCGACTACTGGAAGCAGTATGCCGGAGTGCGCGCGGAATTCATCATCAACCAGGCCGGGTGTGATCTCTGGACACCAGCCACATAAGGACTCTGAAACATTATGAGTGCCACCAACGAACAACAGGCGCCCGCAAATGAGCCCGAAGCAAAGCCACGCTATCCCGGCTCATCCGGTCTGCCGTTTGGCCACGGCATCAAGATCAGCGACCAGGCCATTGCCGAGGTCGAGGCCAAAGCTACAGCCGAGGCCGCAGCAGAGGTTTCGCACGAAACAGGCGAGACCATAGAAGACGCACCCGGAGGTGATGTTTAGTGGCGGAGATCGAATACGAAGGCGATTACTACGAAGGCTATGAAGGGCACGTGGGCTTTGCCCTGGAAGCGGCTCCACTGTCATCGGTAGCTGCTGAATTAACCGCATCACCCACTCTGGCGGCGTTGGGCTATGCCTCTTCGCCGGAAGTCAAAACGCCCAATAACCCGATGCCGGTCGAAGGTGTGGGCGCGGCCATTCCCTTTGGCTTCAAGGGCAAGCGACGCGAGCCCTACGCTAAAGGCTCGTTTCTGCTGACGTCGGCAACCACCGGCAAGAAGCTGATACAGGCCGCTTCACGCTACTCACCCGATTCTGCTATCCCGGCTGCTGGCCGCAACAAGCAGGGGCTGGGGCTGGTGACATTGGGCGGTGGCATCGCCGGTGCGGACGCTTCGCACCGCACGCTCTGGCAAACACGCTTTGGCCTGCTGTCAATGCTCAGTATCAGCGCGGCCATGGATGAACTGGTGCGCGTGGAATACGAGGTCAAGGCGCTCACAGCAGTCAAAAGCAGTGTCGTGGCACCGTTCACCGATGTGCAAATTGCGGCGGCTGGCGGCACTCCTTATACGATGGACGAATGTTGGATGGAGTACGAGGACGATACCAATACCATTGACTTCTCATCCATCGTCGAGAATTTGCGCCTCAACATCGCCAACGTCATCAACTATCGTTTGATTCGCCATCCGCACGCCGATGGTGATATTCACCCACTCACCCGGGCCGCGCGCTACCTGACAGCGGGCAAGGAAACCAGCGGCATTGAGTTGGGATTGGCTGATGAAGTTCCGAACATTCCAGGAACGTTGAACGTGCGTTTCAGCAACGGTGCCGGGCAGGTCAACTGCAGCATTATCGGCATCGAGTTGAACGAAAACACGATGAACGAAGCCACCCCGGATTCACAATTTAGCTTTGGCACCGGTCTGGTGTCACGCCAGATTTTGATCACCTGATGGTTGCTACTGACTTTCACAGTCTTTGAATATTAGTTTCGCGAGGAAATATGAGAAATCGCATGTTGTTGGGTTTGGGATGTTTGATGTTGATGGCGCCACTGGATAGTGCGGGCACGATGGCCGGAACAATGGCGCAGGGGCCGGTTCCAGGCGTGCCAGATGATGTGGATGTGGAAAGTGACGAAGAAGAAGTGATCGCTGCGCCCGGCGCGCTCGATGGTGCAGCGGCGATGTATGGTTTGCCTGCAGAGGTAGTTCCTGACAGCGAAGGCGACAATGAAAGTACTTTGCCAGTACCTTATCCAACGCCATCTTCACAGACCAAAAGTTACCCAACGCCACCATCGGAGTTGAGACGACAGGCCACGCGCGATGCTCAATTCCGCCAGTCGGTTGACGAACTCGCGCAGCCGGGGCCTGCAGCGCCACTGGCAGGCGAAATCAAGCGCGACATCTTCTCTAACCAATGGCAGTACTGTGGCACCGCAAGTGGCTACACCAACACCGTGCAGATCGACACCACGACTTTTTATATCGTGGAGGCCAAGCCCGAAGTGGAGGCCAATTTCCGTCGCCAGATCAAAGGTCTTGAGCGCGAAGCAAAAGACCTGGTAAAGTTGGCGACACAAATTGAAGCGCAACAAGAAGCTGGCGACGTTGATGATGCGGCACTGGAAAGCCAGTTACAGGAACTCGAAAAGCGCGAGCAAAATAGCTTTGTGATGGGAGCCAAAGCGCAAGAGTATCTGATTGAGCATACAGTGCTCGGTTGGTCAGACCCTACATGGTCCGTCACACCTCCCTGCAACACCGAAACTCGCAAAGCACTAGCACCGGCGGTCAAGTCGGAATTGTGCGCCTTTATCTTTCAAGCCACTAAAGTAAAGGGAAGTGAGGCGTCTTTTTTATCTCCATCTTGACGCAAGAACTCACCGGAAAGCGTGCCGCTAATACACGCGCACGCTTTCCGGTTTTAGCTTCTTACGTCGATGACTTCTACACCGCAATGCGCTTCCCCCTGGCGTTTGACTTTCGCACTATGCCGCCCGAATGGCAGCAAGCCCAAAGCACTTTGGCTGCTGAATACGAACGCTTTAGCGGCGAGCTCAAAGTACTTTTGTTGAAGAAGCCAAGTCTATAAGGAAACACAATGCCAAATCGTGATCCCGTAACGGGACGTTACACCAAAACTCCTGATGCGATTATGGGCTTTAGTGCCTCTAAGATGCTGGGTAGTGTTGGCAAAGACTTGCTGTCTTTTACATCCAAATTTACTACCACTGCCACCGATGCTCTAAAACAGTTCATCGGCACCATGAAGAACTTTCTGGCACAACTCACTTCATTGTTGTGGACAGGATTAACTAAAATGCTGGGCGGTGTCGCGACTGGCATTGGTAAGATGGTTTCTCTCACAGCCAGTTTGATTCTCAAGGGCATTGGGACCTTGTCGGGAGGTATCGTGGGGGCAATGCGCGCCGTGGCCTCGTCGCTCTTGCACTCGATCTCGGCTGTGGTGTCCACCTCGTTTACCGTCCTGATTAACGGCGCCAAAGTCTTAGTCGGTGCTCTGGCTGGCATTACATTGGGGCTCACCAAAGCTACACAAGCGACTGCCAACTATGGCCGCTCTCTTACCGACTTTCGCGCATCCACCGGCATGGGGTATGGTGCTTCGGCTGGTGTGCTCAATCGCTTTGGTGCGCTCGGTATTTCGCGCGAACAAACACAAGGTACTTTCGGTGCGCAGAACCCCGCGTTGTTTGGCCTTAAAGCTTCCATTTGGGGTTTACCCGGCTATGGTAGCCCGGATTTAATGCCGCAAGTGGCGGGACGCTACCAAAGTATGATGGGTTCTGGTTTGGGCGGTCAGCTTTTAGCACAGCAAATGCTCGGCACTTTGGGCATGAATAGCCCTGAAATGCGCCGCGCCGCCATGACCCCTGTTAGTGAAATCCGCTCTCAAATGGCATTCCAATCCAACGTCCAAAGTACTTTAGGTGTTGACCCGCGCATGATTGCCGATGTAACGCGCCAGTTCGACACGCTCACAAATCGGCTAAAAATACTGTCTGACGCCGCATTGGTGCGACTTGGTGCGGAGGTTTTACCCAGAGTCAATGCCGGTTTAGAAGTGCTCACCAACACCTTACTAAACAACAGCGTGGCGATAGGGAGCTTCATCACCAATGCGGTAAATACCTCGTTTGCAGCGCTGGCGAATTTTGGCGCGTTTATGCTACGCTTACCCGGCGTGTTCATCGGTGCCGCTCAGGGTGCCTTAGCTTTCGCGGATAGCATCCTCGGTTTTGTCGATACGGGTTTGTCGGCACTTCCCCAACTGTTCGACACGTTTCTAACAGGAGTTTCAATCGTACAAACAGCGGTGCAGCCATTGTTTAATGGCATCGCCAGCGGCTTCGATTATCTGGCCCAAGTAGTACCACCGATTATCTCACAGGCAGTCAACGGCGTCGGCACTGTGATTACCTTGCTGCAGAACGGCATCACAGGCTTTGGCAATGCAGCGGTTACAGTGTTTGGAGCCGTAGAAGGTGCGCTAAACAAGATTCTGGCAAACCCCACACTGCAAAGCGCACTAAAGGCCGGAGAAGCCGGGGCAGACATAGCTAAGACCGCTGCGCAACTCACAGAAGGGCCACGTAACGCCATTCGTAATGGCGCTGAAAGCATGGGAGTTAAGCCGGGTAACAGTGACCTGCTTTCGTTCTTAGCACTTCCCGCAGCCGCGTTGGTGGGTAAATCAATTCTCGGTTTAGGTTCGCGTGCTATTGGTGGCGTCGGAGGTGCGGCTGGTGCTAGTGGTGCCGCCTCATTCCTACCGCAATGGATTCCCAAATTTCTACCGATGGGTTTAGCTTCCAAGATTCCCGCAAAGGGAATTGCAGGTTTGGCCTCTCGCGCACTTCTTAACCCTGTCGGGGCAGGTCTCGCCATTGGGTTGGGCGGCTACAGTGCTTTGCAGAGCCGTGGTTATCTGGGGAAAGACGCTCCCGGCGTCGGTGAAGCTATCAGTAACATGTTGGCGCGCATGACCGGCGGCGAGGTCACGCAGCAAAATGGCTACACTGCTTCGCAGAATGCGGCAAGGCAGGCACCGCGCGCCAGTTACACGCCAGTAACAGACAAAATACGCAGCGGCATAGCTCATCTACAAGGCTACTCGCACATCCCAGGTACTTTGGCCACACAATACAGCGCCGGGGTGCAGCGAGGCAAACAGGGCAATGGTTCGATTGCTCAATGGATGGGCAACAACGTAGATGTAAACCGGCTGGCTTTTGAAGGACAGCAGCAAGTTAATAAGATTCGCGCTGATTTACGAGGCGCTGCGCAATCTGTTGAAAACAGCGAAATGCTAAAAATGCTGGCGAATATTTTGAAAGCGTTGCAAGGTATCAACACCAACACTAAGCCGAATCAGGCGGCCACCGAACGACTGGAACAGGCACTCAAAAACAACGGCAATCAGGTGTTGGGCCATGCCATGAATGCTGCTGCACGCGAGGGAGCGCTGGGGACGCTCAGGATGGGTTATTGAATAATCGTTTGACGTGTGTTGGGGTCAATCGTAACGGTAACGTTTTTCTCTGAGCCATCGGCAAAACGCGCCACTCCAACAAATTTATGTTCACCGTCCGGCACAAGTACAACCTCAGTGCATTGTGTCGGGCTTTTTGCAGCTTGCAACTGTGCGTTGTAGTTGGCTTGCACGTCCTGCTGAATCTTCTCTTTATCCCACTTAGGGCCGCTGCTACAGCCAGCCAGCGCAAGCGGAATCAAGAGCCAAAGTACTTTGAGAAGTCGCATGGCGAAATTATAAGTTGAGCAAAATTTGTGGAAGTACCGAAGAGACCTGTGTATTATTTTTTGGTACTCCCACAAAACAGTCCTTTCCTTTAATACATGTGTTTATTCCAGCGGTTTTAATGAGTTGAGTTTGATGCCAAGTGGTGAATTCGGCTCTTTTTCCTTCAAATCAACCCAAGTCTGTGATCCAGGAATGGACATAGGTGTTTGTGTGTTAGACGTCGGTCCTTGAGGCCCACTATTAACCACAGGTGTTGGAGTAGTCACTTCCAATGGGATGTAGTTTATGGAGACAATGGGATCAAATGCGTAGTTAGAAGTTGAAGAAAAATACTGTCCACCAGCACCAAACCCAACCCCTGCGAATTGGGCTTTACCGGTAATCTTCTTGAATACTCTGTATTCTACTGTCGAGTACTGGACTGATTGCACATAAAAGAAACGACGTCCTGGTTTGTTGAAAGCTGTCACCAGCCTGGTTGCAGCCTCTCTTATGTCTTCGGATGAAAATTGCTTTCCGCGAAATCTGAAAATATCTTGAACAATCAATTCCGCCTTATCATCGTTTTCGAGACTAGAAGTAAATGAGAGATATGTAGAGTCATTAACAAATTTTTTATCTACTATAGATTGATAAAGAATTTGATTCTGGAACTCTGGTTCGGGGTCTTTGCCGTCCGCTTTCACTTTTGTCCAGGAGGATTCTGCAGAACTCGTCCCAAAGTTATCAATCATTAACAGACTCTCGACAAGCTCCGACGGGTTTATAACATGATTAGGAATAATAAATCGATTCTTGAAGAGTGACAACCCCTTTTCTTTCTCTTTATTCACGGAAATTCCATCAGCCATAGGAGTCGGCGCCTTTGTCTTTGACTTAGCCACAGCAGGAGAAAAACAACTAAATGCTACACATGACACACTTAACAGAAGCGGCCTAATGACTCCATTACTTGATACGTTTCTCATGACTCATTCCTTTACTTATTGATTTCACTATCCACGACCAAATGTCCGATGGCCCTAATCGCCAAAAACTCAAACATTGTAACACGGAATCAAAATACTCTACAAATCCGCCCCAAAATCACTCTTAGCTTTTAGGAGGTGAGAATTCATGCCAATTATCATCACAGCGCCGGGGCACGTTGCGGCTCGCTACAACAACACAACACAAAAATGGCAAACCTCGGCTATTGTAAACGGTCAGGAGGTGTGGTTTGACCCTTCGTCCTCAAGCCAACCCCCGGGCAATCCTCCTCATTTCTACACTTCTAACAGGTGGGATGGAAGGATTTCTTCTAAAACTGGTGACGGCAGCGTAGATTTGCCAGTGGATTGGATTATCGAGACTGCTGGCCCTCGCACTGGTTCTCCAAGCATCAATGATCCCCTCCGCCCCAACAGCGCTTATCCGCGCGGTGGCTCGATTGGTCCGGTCAATGTTTGGATTTCAAACTTCACCGAAAACGGAAATAGCATCACGGCGCATAATGTTGGGACGCTCGATGTTACTCTGCCGGAATCGTTCACTCCCACTCTTACCAGCATCCCTGCGCATAACGCTCAACAACCGACTGGCACCTTTCGCTCGTTAGATGGGGCGATGCAGGCTCGTGTCGGAGGCTATGAAACCACGTATCAAGGCAATTTCGGAACGATCAACAGCAATCCATCCAGTGCGACGGTTGCCTATTGGTCATGGTCGGCTCTTCCCATGCCGTCATTCATGGCACAACAAATCTCGCCCGGCCTGGTATTCCCGTCGATACATCGTTTTACGCCAGCCGCCTACAGCGCCAATTCCCTGCAGCCTGCCGCCACAACTCTAACATGGCATTACCGGCACAACATTGGAAGCTGGGTGCCGGTTGCTCAAGGTGCCACATTTGATGTCGGACTGGTCAAGGGGAATAATGTTGTCGAACTTCGCGTTACTGATGAATGGGGACGCTACGCGGTTTTTTATCGGACCTTCTTTTTTCAGAATTTCGCCCCAACCGCGAACATGGTTCTGGCCGCAACACAGAACGAATCGGAGGTGCAGGCCAACGGCACCGCATCGACTGACTCGGACGGAACAGTGGTCGAGTGGGAATGGAAGTTTTATTCAGATTGGATCACCGACACGAATTTTCCCATGCGTGGGATTTTGCGCGCTGAGTTCGCCACCGCCACGCCGATCACAACTTACCAGTACGAAGAAGATCAAGGTGGCAAGCGCGTCAGTGTGGCTTTGCGCGTCAGAGACAATGACGGCACATGGTCAAACGAAATCCTGCAGGTTTTCGATTTTCCTGAATACGGTGGACGATTGGGACTGTGCATTGACGAAAACGGCATCATCTACACGACCGCCAAAAGCGGCACTAACCTGCTGGTTTACCGCTATGTTACGAATGCCGCATCGCAGCAATTGGTCACCACGCTGGCCAACCACAAAGATGGTTCACTATTCCAGAACGGCAAGCCAGGCAGCGGCGGGCCGTTGTATCTGTGCGCTTACGATTCGAGCGCAAACGTGTGGCGCTTGCGCAAGAGCGATGACTTCGGGGGGACGTGGAATATTGTGGCATCACCATTAGGTTCAGATTACGTTGGCGTCGATATGACTTCCGTGGAAGAAATCATGGTTGCCGCTGGGGTTCATAAAACCAATAACACTATCGACATTTTTCGTTCGCTCGACCAGGGCACAACCTGGACAGCAGCGGGCAATGCGGGCACGCTCTCGACCTCACCCAAGGCCGTATCAATCACCACGAAGATGGCCAATGGAGACGCGCGGGTCATTCTCATCGCACCCGGCATCCTGAAGTACTCTGACCGGCTGGCTGAAGCCAACAGCTGGAACAATCTGTAAAGTCACACAAACACGTTTGCACCATTTAACCCACTTTCCCGTTTGGGTGCGAATCCCGAGAATCACCCTCTGCAGCGCATAAACCGCGCTGTATGGCTCGTAAACTCCAACCAGAACTCCGCGTAATTTGTTCTCCTAAATCCGCAATCCCCAACAAAGGCAACGCCGGGGTCGTAATCGCCCAGGCTTACACCGACCGCATGGCGTTGGGCCAGGGCGATGGCGCCGGGCTGGGCCTGCAGTCCCTCAATCCCACCGTTGCCAGCACATGGCTTTCGACCGGTGCCGCCGGGGCGTTCTCGGACGTCTCCGACACGGCGGAATTTGTGCGCATGCACAAGGATGGCCGCGTGACCTTTGGCGCCAGTGCCCAGATCGGCCCGCGTGACGAGATCGCCGGTTGGACGCTCAAAGGCCGCGTAGTGCCGCACGACGCCCGCGTCAACAACACCGTGGCCGGAACCAGCTCGCTGCCTCAAATGATCTACACTGTGCTTTCGGGCGCCTGGCTGTGTGTGCGTGGCAGCAACGGCGTGGCGCAGTTCGTCAACAACGGTAACAACAGCAACGACGTCATCAAAAGCGCTGACCTCAAAGCCAAACAGGGCTGGCAGGGCGACCTGTATCTGTCGCGCAAAACGCCATCCAGTGCCAATGCCGGTAAAGTGGGCGAAGTGCTCCTTTCCTGGGGCGGGGACTCGCTTCGCGTGCGCCTGCTGGACAATCAACCGCTGCAGGCGCAAAAGAAGGCAAGTAACGGCCAGTGGACAAATCTGCGCCGCCTGGACGGTGCGACACCCATTCGCTTCGATGGCGGCTATCTGGGCATCATGGTGCGTCGCATTGGGGGCCGTCTGGTCATCACCACAGGCGCCGACGCTTATCACTTCCTGGACACCACAACTGAGGGCAAAGGCACCGCTTCGAACTGGCCAGCGGGGCCGGTCGTGGTGCAGGCGACCGGCTGCCGGGTGCGCGGTTCGATCTTCCCGATTGACTACAAGAACAACGACGGCACGCCGCAGACCGCGACGTTTACCAGCCGCGAGGCGCGCGCTTCTTACATCGGCGATAGTTCCACGCCCGGCTACTCCGCTGGCTGGAAACCCACACCCGAAAGCGTGCAAGTGGAAGTGACGGCGCCCGCTGGAGCCGTGCAAACCAAAGTCACCATGACCGCGGCGAACGATGGCATCGATGCGCCGCTGGTGACCAAGACGCTGGCGCAGTTTCCCGTCTCGGTGCGCGCTTCGAGTGGCGAGGGCATCGACATCGGGCCTGCGGTCTCCTACGCCACGCTCTCGGAAGCCATGCCGCCGATTATGCCGGGTGCGGAATTGCGTCTGGACATTGACCGTTTGATGCTGGATGAATTGTTTCCCAACAACGCCTGGCGCGATTATGTGGATGAATTCTGTCCCATCACCTTCGAGTGGCGCTGGCACTATACCTCGGGGGAACCGGGGCCGTGGATTCAAGAGTTCAAAGGCTACATCTTCATCCCCAAAGAAGACACCACGGCGCCCGATGAACGCAAGCTCAGCTTGGTCTGTTATGACGAGATCGTACGTCTCAAAGACCCGGCTTCGATCATCGATCATCGCTATCCGCCGCTGGACATCCTCTTTGCTCGCAAGCAGGCGGCGGCCATGGCTGGCGGTGCCCAAGCGTTGGCAAATCTGCGTTTGTATGGCGGCGAGTGCGTGCGCGAGATTCTGCGGCTGTGTATCAGCCAGGCCGAAGCAGACCGATTGAATACGACCGGCTACAATGACGACACGGCTCTAGGCCCACGTTTTGGCTCGATGAAGTTTTTCAGCGCTGACCATTATCCCTTGCTCGATGCGGGCAAGGACAGCACCGGACTGCTGCCACTGTCACAGATCGCCGACGGCAACCAGATACCGACGAGTGGCGGCTGGATGTTACCGGCCAAGTATGAAAGCGACGGCCTGGGCTGGATCGGCGACTTCACAGAACGAGATCAGGGAGTGTTTTTCTATGGCCACCCCAACGGCTACGATGGCGAGCGCCCCTACCCCATCTACGGCAATATCGCGAACATCATCGCGGCGCGCCAGTTCGTGCATGTGATACCGGATGCGATCTACCAGGCGGGAAGTCTGGGCGATGTGGACGCGGACACCTTGCTGCAGAAAGTCAGCATCGATGCGCGGCCTGATGCGCACATCAACCGTGTGCTGGTACTGGCGCGGGGGCTCTTCGGCGATGGGCTGGAGGGTATTCTTCCAGCGATGCGCATGGCGGTGGCCGAAATCGGCTCGGATCATCCCAATGCCGCTTATCACACCTGGGAGCGCACCAAAGTGATCCGCAATAACCTGGCCGGTTTCCCAGGCGCGGCGGAAGCGTTAGCGAAGCTGTATATTTCGCTGTTGACCGATGTGGTGTTGCGCTGGCCGACGTTCACCTTCCGGGGCCGTGACTATCGGCCACTGTCAGGCGAGCGGCCCGTGCACTGGGGGGATCGAATAAAAACACTTCAGTCCGGCCCAGAGAGCGACACCGGGCTGGGTATTAGTGGTATCGAGTGGCGTGTGGAGCGTTGCGAGAAAGTCTGGGACATGCAGGATCAGTTCGATCACTGGACCACGGCCTGGACTCGACCACTTTTGAACAATGGCGTTTAACGCCGAGGATCTATGAGCAACTATTCTCTGATCGACGCGCTTTCCCTGCAGCGCCAGGCAGCAGTCCTGGCTTCGCTGGGTGAGGTGCAAAAACAGTTCAGTCACCTGGACTCTTCCCGGCATGGCAGCACGCCCGCCGATCCGGTGCGAGGCGCCTTCCAGAACGAAGACGGCACCTGGACTTCAACCTTCAAAGCCGGAATGGCAGTCGGGAGCGCGCCAGTATCCAACCGCCAACGCATGGAATAATGTTTCGCACGAAACAAAGTACTTTCCGCATTGGGTTCGATTCTGCCCAAACCGCAAAGACATGGCCTAAACCAAGGCCATGTCTTTTTCGCGTGTCGAACTTCCAGACGAATACATCAACAACCAGACCGAAGTCGAAGGCCAGCATCTGGAGCGCGCCTGGGGTTATCTCAACTTCTCTCTGGTGCCGCTGTGGCTGCACCTGGGACCGGGCATCCTGCCGCGTGCGGGAGTCAATGCTTTCAAAGTGACGGCTAACGGCACCAGCAGTGTGTCGGTGGCCGCTGGGGCCTGCAACGCACTGCATAACGACTACGGCTCTCTGCCCCTGGAGAAGAGTACTTCCACTGTTATTAGCGGTTTACCGGTCAGCTCTACGCGCTACCTTTTTGCGGCCATTGAGATCAGCGAACTCAACGATTCACGCAAAACGGGATTACCGCTCTTTGACGCCAATGTCAGCGACACGTTGAATGGTGGCTACTTACTGGCGCAGCTCGACATTGATGGTGCTGGTGTGGTGACTGTCACCGACAAACGCCAGCTTGCTGGCATCCAAAGCCTGGCCGATGCCGACGCGCTGCCTAACATGCTGTATTACTCGACCACGATTTCTAAGCTGGCGTATAAGAGTCCAGCAGGTGTTGTGAACGCGCTCCATTAACCATGAAAACCACTGAACGTGTCGTGATCGGCACCACGCTGGGCCTGTTGGCCTGGGAAGGTTTCACCTTCATCAACCGCGAAAAGAAGGACACCATCTCCGAAATCATTTGGAAGTGGAACAAGCGGACGCCGCTGGTGGCGTTTGCGATCGGCCTGCTGTGCGGCCATTGGTTTTGGCAGAAAGCCGAAAAGGACACCAACGGATGAATATCCAAACCTTACAGACTGAACTCAATCATCCACAATACGAAGGCAAAACCGACGCTGAAGTACTTTCGCTGCTCAACGATCCAAGCATCGAATCTTTCGTCGAGCCCGCCACACCAGACTTGACGAACTTTCTTTTCAATAACGGATTGTACGCCAAGCTCCTGGCTGCTTATCGTAACCCGCAGGTGCCGCTACAAATACAAGTGGCGGCGGAATCCGGCTTAGACCTGGCGCAGTCGCAAATCCCCAACGTCAACCTGCAAAATCCTAATATTCAGTTGATGCTGGGCGCATTGGTTCAGGCGGGCGTATGGACTCAGGCCGAAGCCAATGGCGTGCTAAATTTCGGGAGACGCACTCACAGCCGGGCTTCGGAGTTGTTCGGTGTTGATGTGACTCAAGCCGACCTCGACGCAATGCGCCTGCAGCAACTCTTACAGCCCAAGATCGACACTGTGCGACAGAAACGCGCGGTGCTCGATGCGATTATCACTCAACTGGAATCTGGCGTTGATGTGGATATTGAGGAAGTAGTCTAATGGCGAATTTTTATCTTGATCTCATCAACGGCAACGACGCCAACAATGGCACTGCACCTGCCACTCCTAAGAAGACGTTTGGTAGCATCACGCCTGCTGCTGGCGACGTGGTAAAGGTGAAAGCATCACCGACGCCCGTAATGGTTGGCGGCAATGCAATGGCGACGTGGAACGATTTGGCGAAGTCGATTGCGGTCACGTGGAACACGCAACAGGTCGCAGTGATTGATGAATGCAAAACGGCTTGGACGGCTGGGGCCGTGGGCTATAGCCCAGGTCTGGGCACATCGTACAAGAAAGCAACACAGAACTCAACGTCAGGCGTGAACACAAGCGGTGCAACTGGACTTGCTGCCTACCGCGCATTCGGTGCTGCGCTCGATCTTTCAGGGTTCCAAAGTGTATCGTTTTGGGTTCGAGTGCAGCATCCAAACACGGCAGGCAGTTCTCGAATGAGCTTACGCCTGTGCTCCGATCTCGCAGGTGCGGTAGTCGTTAATACGATTCCTATCCCGGCAATAACTGCTGGCAACCGTTGGACACTTGTAACCATTGACACGGGCGGTAATCTGGGAAACAACATCAACAGCATAGCGTTTTACGTTGACCAGACTATTACTGCGAACGGCAATGTTTCATTCGACAACATTCTCGCCTGTAAGAACAACTCAAATGCTCTCACGCTTTCCAGCCTGATTGGCAAAGGCTCTGCCGGCGAAACCTACTACGGCATTGCCTCTATTGAAAACATCACAGCGCAAGGCTGCACCATCTTTCTCGACAACCAGACCGAGACACTCGGCAATGCAGGACGCGGTTATGCGGCCCAGACTGCAGGGCTAAACGAAACGTTGGCGCTGTGGAAGCGTGAGCCGATTACGCTGACACAGGCAGGAATTGGGCTGGTGTCGGGCACTGCAGCTATCTTCGCGCCGGGTGCAAGCGGAACGGGCGCAGATCGCATCACATACGAGTTTGGATACTCTGACTTGAACCTTTCTGCTCCTGATTCCGAGACCTGGATCGACGGCCAGAATGGACAAGGAAACTTGTTTCAACTCTCTCGCTCCTACATCACTGTGCGAGGTTTGGCAGGTGTGCGTTTTGCCAATACCTATCAAGGAACTTCTAACGCACGCCGTCAAACGATTTCGATAGCGGGTGCCAATAACTGCACAAATAATGGCGTTGCTGTCGCCAGCGCAATATTTGATTCTGAATTTACAATCGCCGCTGCTAACAATAATGGTGGCGGCGTAAACTCTGGCACCAACTCCGGCGCACGTTTTAAGATTGCTCAGGCAAATAACAATATTTCGACTGCGGTGGTTCTCGGTAGCTTCGACATTTTCGAGCCTGTTAGCTCGTTGATGTTACTCAGGAATACAGGGCAATGGGCAATACAGTTTACAGGGACTCAATCTGTGATTAAGAAGGCTCAGACTTCAAACTCTGCGTCTCCATTCATTGTTGGAACAACCACGGTTGGACTTAACTACGCGCGCGATTGTTTTGCTGGCAGCACAGGCATATCGAATATCAGTGTGGCAGAGGGACTTGTTCTGCAGAACTTTAATCAGGTTGCAAACGACCACCGTATCGTCTCTGATGGCTGCGTGACGACACCTGACGCCACGATCCGAAACTCAAACAGCGGTTACTCCTGGAAAACAGCCTTCTCCGTCACCTACCGCGACCAGTATTTGCCTTCCCGAATTTCACTTGGTCGCCGGATATGCAAGGCTAATCGGACTGTCACGATCACGGCTCCAATGCGGCGCGATAGCCTCAACGCGGTCGGGCAGTTGATGGTGAAAGGTGGCGAGCTGGCGGGGGTGCCTAATGACGTTGTAGCCTCTCTCAGCGGTGCCATCAACACGTGGGTGAATGTGACGTTGCAATTCACACCCACCGAAGACGGCTCTATCGAAGTGTTCTGGGTCACTTATAGCACAACGGTTGCAAACGTCTGGATTGATGATGTCAAATTCAGCGGTGCCGCAACCACACGTGAACTCAGCACGTTGGACATGTCAGACCGTGGAATGCCTGTTATCGCCAACGCCAACGGCAGCACAACAACCTATCTTTCTCTGGCTTGGAACGATGTTCAATTAGGCGAAACCATTCGCGCCACATTGCCGCTGGGCGAAGCTCCCGACGCCGCGCCCACAGCCACACTCTACAAAAACGGTGTGATTGTGCCGGGTGCGACGATCAACATCGCGTCTGCAGGTGGCAACGACTACGACATCACGACACAGATTGCAGCGGGATGGGCAACGGGCGACAGCTACAAACTCAAAGCCAGTTGGACCGTGGCAGGTGATGCTTATTCGCAGATGATTGCCCAAGGCAGCGTGCGCGCGGTTCCGAACACCATCGCACCCGACAACGCCAAGATCACCGCCATTCATGTCGATTACGTGCGACGTGCTGATTTGCCGACCGATTACCAGCAGCGCAATGTGCCGGTGACTTTGCCTGCTGGCGTGGCCACCGAAGCCAAACAGGACGCCGCGAAAACTGTGCTCGATGGTGCAGCCACCAAAGTGGACACCGTTCATGCAAACTATGCTCGCCGTACTGGTGACTATGCGACAAGTGAGAACGTGCAGGACGTGCTCGATGCTCTGGAAGTCTTGAAGGGTGCGGGTTGGACAAATGAAACGTTGAAGGCCATTTTCGAGGCGCAAAGTACTTTGCAGCAAAGTGCGACCGAGATGGAAACCGATCTCGAAACCATCAAGATCAAAACTCTCACCTTTGGCAGCGGTCCGGCTGTGGTTTACTCGCCGGTCGTGAGTATCGGCAAGATCGAACTGGTGCATGGTGGCGACTACTACCAGAGCGAAGGCCGCGCCATTGTGGTGCCCATGGCCTCGGGTAACATCATGGCGATTCGTGACCACATTGCACAACTGCAGTTCGTGATCGATGACGATGATGTGTTCCTGATGCCGAATGTCGACTATGAATTGACCGATGACGGCATTGTCGCTGTTGTGGAACTTTCGGCTGCACAAACCACGGCGCTGGGCAGCAACACCAGCCACACGTTTTATTTTCGTGCCATCTTGAACAACGGGCGCAAAAACCACCTGATCAAGGGTTCGCTCAAAGTACTTCCCGGTGGCGAGTAACCCGCAGTTCGTTTTGATTCCGATAATCCAAAAGAGGGCAGGTGTTCCAGCAAAATTCTCACTATGCTGGCCCTGCCCTCTTTTTCGTCTCACTCCCCTGCTCTCTCCACCACGCCGCCCGTGCCTGACGTGCTGGCGCTGTTGCTCGATGACAAGCGTTCACCCGAAACGCGCCGCGCCTACGAGTCCGATCTGCGCGACTTCTTTCAAAGTACTTTGAGCAGTGAACCGTCTCCCGAAATTGTGCGGTCGTTTCTGGCCCAGACACCGCCGCAGCTCGCGCTGCAGATTGCAGGCTACAAAAGTACTTTGCGAGGTCATGGGAAGAGTGAGGCCACGATCAACCGGCGCCTGGCTGCAATTAAGTCGCTGTTGAAATTTGCTTACCGGCTGGGCTATTGCGCTACCGATGGGCGCGGCCTGGTGGATACGGAAAAAGCGAAAAGTTACCGCGACACGCGCGGTGTAGATCTCAAAACGCTGCGCAAGCTGGTGAAGTTGCCGCACGAAAATTTTGCGAAGCATCACGCTTGTATAAGTACAAACGTATATATATATTCCGCAAATACATATATACCAGTGGCACAAATCAAATGTGCGCGCGATACAGCGCTGCTCACACTGTTGGCGGAAAATGCGTTACGCCGTGCGGAAGTGGTGAAATTGAACTGTGGCGACTTCGATCCGGGCACACGCTCATTGTGGATTCTGGGCAAAGGGCGTGGCAGTCAGAAGGAGCGTATTACTCTCAGCGATGGCTGTTGTGCTGCGATTGGGGCGTATCTGGCGCTGCACGGGACGTGCGAGCCACATGAGCCACTGTTCCGCAATCTTGACCGACGCGGCGATGTGCGCGGCCAGCGGCTTACTGCGGACGGCCTCTATGCGATTGTGGGCGAATATGGGCGCGCGGTAGGCGTGCCGAACCTGACACCGCACAAACTTCGGCATAGTTCACTGACCCTTGCTTTAGATATGACAAATGGTGACGTGAGAAAAGTGCAAAAACTCAGTCGCCATGCCAATTTAAAAACACTCCAAATTTACGATGATGCGAGAGAGGACTTTCAGGGGGAAATGTCAGTGGGATTGTCTAAGCTATTGTCGCGGCGTTAAAGAGAAAAAATTCCCGACAATTAAAATTGTGACAATTGTCATAAGCAAATTAGTCTTTTTGTGTCCTTATTCGGCTCACAAATTGCCGAGACAATTAAGCTGTGGAAACACAATCGAGAAGCGATCCGCTTCGTTTGAAATTACAGTGAGGGTATCATGAAATTATTGTTTTTATTTAGCGTAGTCCCGTTAGCTTTCATCGCACCGTTTGTGGCCACTACTCTGGTGCTGGCCGCTATCACGATGTTTGTTTATTCGTTCCGCAGTCGGGTGCGGGAAGAAAGGTTGCTGGAAAAGGCGTATGAAGCCGAGGCACGGCGCAGAGCAAGCTTGAGCTACTAACCCGAGGTTGGCATCAACAAAACAAAAGCCGCACTCTCTTCCATCTCAGAGAGAGCGGCTTTTTGTTTTGAATGCCAAAAATCAGACCATTGTGAAATATCACCTATGTGGCAAAGTGCTTTCGACTTGCAACAGTTGGCGCACTTCTTTCATCGCCTGCAGCGCCTCTTCAGCCGAACGAATCACGCGGATGCGACCGGCTTGCTCCAGGTGCAACTGGGCAGGTGAAACCACAGTGCGAGGCCCCTTCACTTCCAGACCGGCAAACAAATAGCGAGGGAACTGGGGATGCGTGACGATCAGATCGGGCACACCTGGTGTGGTTCCCCTACCTGATGACGGCGTGAATATCCTGGTGCAATGCGGGCAACGCTCGGAGCTGCGATGTTCGCTGGTCGAGAGCACCATAAAGCCAAAGGTTTGTAAGGTGTTGCAGATGGCCTGCTGCACGTCATTCTCCTGGCGTTTACTGGCCGCATGTTTCAGAAGGTCAGAAATGGGACGTGTTTTCATAAGTGCTTTTTCTTTGCGGACATTGCGAAGTTAGAACTCCGTAAAGTCCGCAAACTCCGCAATGTCCGTAACTCCGCAAAAGCGTTTCACTCTTCACTTTCCGGTGCCGGTCGGTTAGGTAGATCCAGAAACCATCGCCCATTGTCGCCACGCTCTTTATAGCTGCGCAGCTTGAGCGAACTGATCGCATTTTCCAGCGTGCGACGAGAGCACAGCCCGGATTCTTCGGCTTCTTTGAACACTTCCTGCGATGGACGTGGGCCGCTCTTCAACTCTTCCAACAGAAAAGCTCGGGCGGCTTCAATCGCTTTTTGCGGTCGTGGTGCTTCCGGCGCCGCGCCCCAGGCCAGACCGTGATCGGTGATCTGGTAGCCGAGCGGCTCCGGTTTCTTGGCAAAGTTCGACTTGATGACGTCGATGCGCCGCAGTTCCGGTTGGGTTTTGTCGGGGATGCCCAGACCAATGATCGAACGGGAAAACTGCGTGATGGCCGAAGCACCGCGCACCTGGTCAATCGTAATCGGCCAATCGTTTTCGCCCGGGCCGGACTTGCGTAAGTGATGGATCGCCACGACAGCAATCTTGTGCGCCTGCGCCAGTTGCGAGAGCCGCTGCAGGATCACCTTCATCGAATCGTTGTCTTTTTCCTCGCCACGATGGCCACCCGACAAAGCATCGATGACAACCAGCGGCGGGCGAAACTTCGCGACCGAGCCTTCGATCCACGCCCAGTCCGTTGGATTATCGAACTGCAAGACATGCAATGGGTCACTGGGCAGAATGAAGCGGCCACGCGGCAGGCCCCAGTCGACGACACGATCACGAAACCCGGCCAGCGCCAGTTCGGTGTCGATCCACAGCAGGCGGGTTTCCCCGGGATCGACGCTGGTGGGTGTGCCGTCCGGCCAGGCGCCACAGGTGAGCAGGCGCCCACATAAATCGAGTGCGAAGTTGGACTTACCGGCTTCCTGACGCGCCACAATGGTGGTCACCATGCCACGCGGCACCCAGCCCGGCCACAGCCATTCAATGCGGCCCAGAAGATCATCCAAATCTAAATCGGTGGAATAGCGCAGCGCCTGGGCGCGAGCGGCTTGCTCCTCGATGTGCTGCAGATTCTTCAGCACCTGTTTGGCGGCTTCTGCAGGGCCCACACAGTTGCGCGCCTGCTGAAGCCCGTTTTGCAGCGCAATCACACGCTGCCGGTCATAAGATTGCTTGCGCACCTCGGAAGCGTAAGTGGTGATGTTGGCAGCAGAGGGACACGCCTCAATCATGGCTGTGAGATAGGCCGCGCCACCAGACTCCTCGTAGTCGCCACGATTGCGCAACTCAGCACAGGTGGTGATGAGATCCACCGGCTGCTGGGCAAAATACAGCGCCAGAATCGCATCGAAGATTTTGCGATGGCCGTCCCGGTAGAAGTCGTCACGCTCTAAGATTTCAGCCGCGCGCGTGATGGCATCGCGTTCCAACATCATCGCTGCCAGAGTACTCTGCTCAGATTCCAGTGACTGGGGCAGTCCCACCGCTGCAGGCGATGAGCGTCGCGCACTGTGAAAATGACTTGCGGAGTTTGCGGACTTTACGGAGTTTGCGGACTTTACGGAGTTTGCGGACATTGCGGAGTTCCGAAGATCGTTGTTCACGCGGAACTCCCTTCACCAGAAGCGAATGCTTCTCCGGCAGCAATTAAAGTACTTTGAGCGGTGTCATCATTCTCAAATTCATCGTCGAACGCCTCGTCGTCGCCCGGAGCATAAGCGTCGGTTTGGGGCATCGGCACCGCCGCCAGGTGTTGTTCCATGGTGAGCGCCATCTGACGCGCGTCCGGGCGCCACAGCCCATGCCGGTCGATCTCTTTTTGAAAGCCTTCGAAGTCGTGCCCGACAATAGAGAGCTTGGTATTACCCTCTTCGTCTTCTTCGGCCCAACAGTGCATCAGTTCGTGATCGATCAGAGCTTCGCGCTGTTCAGGGTTGAGGCCATTCCAGATCGGGCTGGAAATCACAATCACAAAGAACGGTTCGTTTTGTTCATCGATGTCATCGTGCTGGTCAACATTGGCTAAAAATGCGTTGAGGCTCGACACTTTGCGTGCCGTGCCCCAGACTTCGCGCCCGGCCTTGCTGGGCACATCATCGCGAAATATGAATTCGACGCGCACCGCATAGCGAAGTAGATGCTCGTGATGCTTGCGAATCAGCGGTTGCGCCAGGCGCCTGACTTCGGACGCAGAGGAATATTTAGCTGGCATTGTTCACCTCGCCTGGTGTGAAAGGTTGTGTATTCATAGTGCTATTTGAAATGCAGGAAAAAGCGGAGACGCGCAACGAGGAAAGTGCTTCGATGGGGCTGTAACCTTGCGGCGAGCGCGTCCCCTCACATTAAGCGGCCACCGGACGTCGAACGTCGGCCTGCACACGTAAATCCACCAGGCCCGCTTTCAAATCATCGACGAACTTATGCACCATTTCCGGCGTGGCATCCCCACGGCTTTTGATGGCCGGAAAGCGCGTGCCCTTGAAATGATGGTTGATGATGGCGCGCATGCGGGGACCATCTTCGGTGTCGATGCCATGTTCGGCACACACCGCGAACAGTTGATTTAGGTGCTTGGCGCGTCCCGAGTTGCTGGCGGGCGCATTGTCGGCAGGAGTGTTAGACGCCGGTTTGTCGCGGCGGAACTGGCTGGCTTGGGTGCAGTTGCCCCAGTGAGCGGTGCCGTCGAGATTGACCGGCATGGAGCCACCAGCTTTGGTGCGCACGAAAGCGATCTTTTGCCCGCAGCCGCGACACTCCGAAGTGGGAGTGCCCGCCGGAATGGTGTAGATGATGGCGTCGGGTTTGACGGCATGCTTATCGAGTGCGCAAGGCTCCTCTTCAGGCACCAAAGTACTTTGTGGCTCGGGTGTTGTCCGGGGAACTGGTGGCACGGTCGGGGGAGCTGTAGTGGTTGTCCCGGCAGGTGGTGTTTCGAGATGCGGATTCTTACGACGCGCGATGGCGTCGGATAAGCTGCGAAAGTACTTTTCAACGGTTTCCAGGTCAGCATCTGGCGGCAATTCACGGCGCTTGATACCCAGTTTTACACCCTGCTCCAACAAATCTTCATAGGCTGCGGTCGCCGCTTCCAGTTGGCTTTCTTCGGGGCTGGGCAGTGTGGGATCAATGGGTGGCGGCGTGGCCATATCGTCGTTGATCCAGTCCAGAAGTACTTTGGCGAGCTGGCGCCCGGGCTGGGGGATGATCTGGTCGGCAATCAGGCTGCAGCGCGACTTGGTGACAATCAGTTCGTGTTCCTGGGTGATGTCACCCACGATGTCGAATTCATACTCCATCTGATCGCGTTGCACCGGCGCCAGGCCGACTTTGCGCACCACGGTTTTGCCGGTGCGTTCATCCTTTTCCTGCACATGTTCGGTTTTGGCGCGCATCGTCGCGATAACGTGAATCTTAGCGCCTACAATGGCATCGATAAGCTGATTGTGAAGTGGTGTGACATTGCGCCAGGCGCCAAAGCTGTTGCCGCTCTGGGAGCGTTTACCAGCTTGATCGACCATTTCGAGTGCGCCACCCTTGCCGGTCCAGGCATGGGAAAGCGAATCGAGAATGATGACATCGTAATTCTGTTCCTGCGCGATTTCGATGCAGCGAACGTAATGGAGAGGATTGAAGTTCTCCAGTTCGATAGTGTCGAAATTGAACTCCGCATACTTGGAAGCGCTGCCGTGCTCGGTATCAATCACCAGCACATTGTCGCCCAAGCCTTTGGCGATGTTGAGCGCCGAATAGGTTTTGCCGCTGCCGGCAATACCGATCAGCGCCATTTTGAGTTTGGTGTTGCGGCGCGTGGCCCGTTTGATTTGAAAGTTCACTTGTGAGGTCATAGGAGTTCTCCGAATCAAAGGATCAGCAGCGGCCACCAAAAACGCGCAGATGCATGGGAAAACTTTCGCCCAGGTGGATCGGCTCGGCGCTTGAAGCGTTCGCTTTCAAAGGCTGCGCTTCCACGGTGCGCGGTTCCAAATGCGCCTGGATCAGGAGCAATTCCTCGCGGCTCTGTTCCTCGGCCCGATTGGCCAGCAAGCGCATCAGCAACAAGCGATCACAGCGATATTCGGTCAAGGTGATGTCCAGCTGGGATTCGACCTGCTGACGGCGCTGACGCTCATCCCGAGCGGCCTGGCGTGACAACCAAGCATCGAGAGCCAGAGCGAGAAAAAGAATGACGAGGAGCGTGCCCCACGTCCATAACTGCACACTAAGTTGAGTGTTCATACGAGATCTCCATTCAAGGTATTGGGTCAGAGGCCAAAGTACTTTCGGGCTGGGTTTCAATCTCCAGATGTGACAGCGCACGGCGCAGCTTGGTCAGTGCCCGCTTCTCGATTTGTTGAACGCGTTGCAGGCTGATACCCATCCGCTCCGCCACCTGCTTTTGTGTCATCGCAGGTGGCGGCAAGGAAGAATAATGGGGTGAGCGTGATGAAGATTGGGCTATACTTTTCATAATTCCTGCCTGGGAATTGTCGTTGGCGGCTCGCGTGTTGGCTCACGTGAGCCGTTTTGTTTTTAGTGCGTGGTCTTACGTAGTTCGTTCATCGCGAAGTGCTCCGCTTCCTCGCGCAACACCTCAGTCAAAATCTCGACGTGCTCGCGCACGATTTCATTAAGCGGCCTGTCGAGCGTGTTCCGGTATTCCTCGGCGGCGCTTTGCCCGATGGCTTTGGCGGCGTGGTGCAGGTGAATCGAGGTCGTTATGTCCGCGTCCGGCTGGCGATTCGGTTGGCTGGGCACTAACAGTGCTGACAGCAACTGGTTGGGAATCAACATGGTTTTGTTCCTTCTGGATACGCGCGTAAATCTCATAAGCGCGGCTGATCGTGTGCGCCATGCCTTCCAGAAGTACTTCGTCCTGGGCGGCATAGGCAACAGCAGTGGGATCAAGATCAAGCATGGTGGGTTCCTCGGGGCGAACCATCGGCACGGCGTGGCGAAACAACCATCACCACGTTGTGCTTATCGATCAGAGTAGTCAGCCCCTGCAGTGCATGGCGGTTGCTGGGAAGAGCTGGCAATTGAATGCACTTGGCGCGCGGATGCTCGGTTAACCAGGCATCGAGTTCGCCCAGTGTTCTAGCTGTCCAGGGAAACCCTAATCGAACCTCGGTGCCGCACTCAGTCGGTGTAAGATTCTCACGGCGACGGCGCATGTATCCGGTTTGAATCCGTAAACCCTGGCTGGTCAATTGAACAATATTCATAGATCACCTCCATTAAGAAAAATGCAGATCAGCGGCGCACACCGCGTCGCAAGTCGCAACGCCGGGCGCCGTGGCGCTTCAGGAAGCCCAGGCCATCACCTGTGGCCGCTTTGGGCGGTGTAGCCGAGAAAGTCACGGTAGCCGTGTCGGACGTGCTGGCTGGAGTTGTGTCATCAGCCACCGGCAACATGCCCAGCTCGGCTAATGCGGCAGAGATGTGATAGCAGTGATGTTCGGCGTTGGCGATCTGGGCACTGTGCCCGAAGTTCAAACTCTGGCTAATCGCCTTGAACGAAGGGCAGGTGCAGCGACAGGTGCCGTTCAGGACATGCACGCCGATACTGTGAAATTCAAGGGGCTGGTTGCCCCACTGCACGGCCCATTGAGAGGTGCCGTCGCCCATTACGCCGCTGTAGATCAAAGGAACGTCGATCTGCTCGTTTCCAAGTGCTCTCATCATGAGGCTTGTACCTCCAGTTCTAATTCGCCCGCTGCGATGAGCTGGGCCTTGAAGTCCATTACCTCGGAGCGCACAAATTTCTTTTTGGAGCCAACTTGCTCCTGGCGCAGCAATCCTGCGTTTCGCCAGTTGTACACCGTCGAGACCGAACGCTTTAGTTCTACTGCCACCTCTTCTGCGCTCATGTGCGTCCGCATAGCGCCTCCTTAATACCATGTTATGTCATGACATAACTGAAGTACTGGGAATTATACCATGACATAATATGGTTGCAACAAAAAATTCCAAAAACATACAATTTTTTTGAACGGACAAAACCGGGTTGCGTACAAGATGGCACGATGATACTTACGCGACCCACTTATCGAGGGCCACAAATGGGCAGGCCGCACAAATTTGGCGAGCCAACTGTAAAAAAAGAGGTGCGACTGCCGGAAAGCCTTAGTGGCAAGCTCACGGAGTCCGCTATTCAGCAGCGCATGGACATGTCGGATGTGTTCCGTGAGGCATTGGAGTGCTACATTAACGGTGTCGCGTTCAAATTGCCAGCCGGTGAGGATGAGGATTTAGCCGAAATCGCTGAATCAATGGGCTTCGACGATACCAACGCTTTCGCGCGGTTGCTCATCCGACGTGCCCTGGATCGCAGTCCGAACGTGATCCGCGAATTTCTCTACGGTGACATCGACCGGGAAGTCGAAGCGGTCATCGAAGCCGAAAACAACGAACTGGCTAAGGAAGGTATTGCTGAATTTAAAAAGCAAAACACCGAAGCCGATAAAAAAAGAGCCACTCGTAAATCGAAGCGCGAAGCAGCCTAAAGCACTTTCTCTTGCCGGGGAAAGGCCAACATGTTTCAAAGATTCATCATTCTCGCAGTGCTATTCAGTGCCGCCTTCCACACCACTGTTGTTCAAGCGGCTAAATGTTCCGGCGGCGCCTTTTGTAACGCCTGCACCAACTGCTCAAGCTGCGGCCACTGTGGCAAAGGCGGCGGCACCTGCAGCGTGTGCCGCCCCGACTTGTATCGGCAAAGTAGTTACACGCCGCCGCGCACCTATACACCACCGCGTAGTTACACACCACCACGCGTTTACACACCACCAACCTACTCGGCACCGTCCGTCAGCCGCGAACCTGCACAGCCTACTCGCCCACGTCGTGTTACCGTCACGGTGCCCGGTCAGTTCTCCGGCAAGGTTATCGGTGTAAGCGACGGCGACACGATCAAAGTACTTTATCAGGGGCGTTACCCGGTCACGATCCGGCTGTATGGCATCGACACACCCGAGTCGCGCCAGGCGTTTGGAACGCAGGCCAAACTCTTCACCTCGCAAAGTACTTTTGGCAAGACTGTCACGGTCTATAACAAAGGTGGTGACCGCTACGGGCGCACCTTAGGCTGGGTATTTGTCGGCAAATCGTGCGTCAACACGGAACTGGTGCGCAATGGTCTGGCGTGGTGGTATCGCCAGTATTCGCCCAATGAAGCGAAGCTGCGCGATCTGGAAGTGCAGGCGCGGGCACGACGTGTGGGATTGTGGCGCGATACCAATCCGGTGGCACCGTGGCAGTGGAGACGAAGCCGTTAGCCATCTGGCAGCATTGAGGGCCTGAGTCGTTTATGCATATCTTGTTTTCCGATGACAATCTGGACACCCGCAGCTTTTACCAGATGGCCTTCGAAATCGCCGGGCATCAGATGGTGCTGGCTCACAATGGGCAGGAGGCGGTGAATCTCGCGGCAGTCGGGTCGTTTGATGCCATTGTGCTGGACATGGCAACTCCCGTCATGGATGGCGAGCAGGCGCTCCAGCAGATCCGGCAACTGCCAGGCTACGAGCGTGTCCCCATCGTCATCTTCACAGCCTTCCCTGTTCCGCATAGGAAAGAGGCTCTCACACATGCCGGTGCGGACATGGTATTGCATAAGCCAATGTTTCCCCACGAACTGTTAGGGCATTTAGATTATCTGGTAGCTCGCCGGGCCGCAGAAGCAGAGATCGAGGAAATCTCTTAATGGCCCTTCAAACGAAGTCTCTTCATCGACTTTCAGAGAAAAATTGTTATGCCTGTCGGAAGTTGTGCCCATCTCTATGAACCTGATCCACCGACCCAGCTTTATCTGGTGGATGACCAATATAACGCCGACTGGCATTCGCGCAGCCGGGAAGTCACTGTTTTTCGTGAAATCATATTAGACGAATTTGCAACACAAGCTGAATATATTTGTCAGTGTGAGCGCTGCAGGGAATTGCGAGAGGAACAAGGCACTGAGCCACCTGCAGTTGATGTTGTGGAGCTGGCAATAGATGCCGAGCTTAAAGAGAAGCCATACATACGCGCGCTGGGGCCGATTGAAACCGGACTGCCATCGCCAGCTCAGGCTCCGGATGCTGTGCAGGAACGCCGCGAGCCTTTCAAATTTCTTTCGGGCGGCGAAACTTATAAAGAGGAACGGGCCAAGCAGCGCCGCCAGGCGGCGCAGTGGGAAGCGGCAGCGTGTTATGTAGAACGTGCCCGGCAAAGTACTTCAGATGTCGAACCTGACGAAGTGACACTGCATTGCGTAGACCGAATACTGCGGGCGGCTGGCTCGTTGCGCACGAAACCAAAATCATGA